CAACCGGTGGTGCCAAGCCCATGAAATCAACAAGATGCAGCATAACTTTGTACCTTGACGCGCGGCAGGAAGTCGAAAGAGGCGTATGGGAAAACAAGCTAACGTCAAAAACAGTCAAAGCGGAGCAAGAGCAGGTCTACCAGAGGCGGCGGGATACAGCGATGCTTGAGGGGTTTGTCATCACCGCGAGGTTTATTATCCGTGCGGAAAACATAAGCGGCGAGCTGAAATATGTCGGATGGCAAGGAAACAAATACAAGGTCAACCAAGTCACGGAAAACGTCGCAAATCATTTTTCGGTAATCGAGATCGGGGAGATGATCTGATGGCTAAAAAGTTTTTTACACGCCTTGAAGTTCAGACGATACTTGAAAGCAACTCGCTCTCGAGCAAGGTCAGTTACATGGAACGGGAGATACCGAAAAGCCCCGACAATTACATAGTTTACGAGCGTCTGACCCCGAACGATCTGCTCTTCGCCGATGACAAAGTACACATGGCGAAAGCGCTCATCCAGGTCACGCATTTCCACAAGCTCAAACTTGACTCTATCGAAAGCCTTATGACGGAGCATTGGAACGCTCAGCCCGTGGCTTTTGAAAGTTTGCAACCCGACACGGACTTTTTCGGGACATACTATCGGTTTGAAATCTTTACAGATTCGGAGTGGTGAAAATCAAAAGCAAAACTGAAGTCACGATCTACCCGCTTGAGATCGACCTAAAGCCTGAGATCTTAAAAATTTTGGACGAAGTCGGAAAAAGCTGTTCGGTGAAAATCAAAAAAGCGGCACCGAGGAGAGCCCCCGGAAGCCGAGAATATGCCGACAAATGGACGTACGAGGTTGACAAAAAGGCTGAAGTCGTGACGGTCTACAACGACGGCAAGCAAGCCTCCGTTTCACATCTTTTGGAGCTCGGGCATTTAACAAGACCGTCAATTAAAGGCTTTGGGAAAGGCTCTCAGCGCAGAGTACCGCCGCAAGAACACATCAGACCCGCGTACAACGAAAGCAAAAAAGAATATTTAAACGACCTTGAGCACATCAAAATCAATGTAAAAACAAAATAAAGAAAAGAGGAATTTTTTATGGCACTTGATTATACTTACGACACAAGAGAAGTCACGCATGGCGACGCTTACGGGGCGTTTGCCCAAATCGTGGAATCGACCGCCACACCCGGTACACTCGACACGACCGTGGTGCCCGCGGTATTCACGGGGCTCAGAGGGGTAGATTTCGAATCCACGCAGGAAACCACGAAATATTACGCCGACAACGTGGAGCATGTACGGGTCTTGGGCAACAAAGTCACCGAAGGCACCATAACTTGCTACCAGTTCCCGAAGGCCTTCGCGACCAATCATTTGGGATTCAAGGAAAGCTCAAACGGCGGTCTGATCGACGTAGGCACATTCAAAAATTTTATATTTCAGTACATAGAAACCGTCACCGACGCACTCGGGAATGATTTGCGGTTGCTCACGGTTTTCTATAACCTTAAAGCTTCCACCCCGACGGCGGTCGCGGCGACGGACGAGGAAACGGCGACCCCAAAAGAATTTTCGATTGCTTGCACGGCGTCCCCGCAGCCGCTCCTTGTTGATTCCGGCACAAGCAAAGCCGTGTCAATGTTCCAGCTCAGGGAAACCTCGACCAACGGCGCGCTTATCGACCTTGCGTATACGCAGATCATCCTGCCGACCACACCGGTTCCGACATAATAATGTGACAAACCACAAAAAATAACAAAATTTTACAAAAAAATAAGTATTTGCGCTAAAACTTATTTATAGTATTGTGATAATCTTGTATTTAATTTAAAATGCATATTGTAGAAGCAAAGCCTACGGAGGACGGTTAGCCCACTCCCATGAGATTGGGGGTGAGCATGTGTGACAGATTTAATCTTATTTATACTATTTATGATATCTTACATATCATTGGTGATATATTTAGCGGATTACCTCGACAAAAGCACAAAAAATTAACCGTCTCTCTCTCCAAAGCGCGACGGTTAATATCTATTAGCTCAAACCTTTGAGGGGCAAACCGTTTTTCGAACGGTTTGCTTCTACATATATATTATTACCCAAAATAAATAATGTCAACAAAAAATATCGCTCGCTTTTTAAAGCGGGCTTTTTGATGAGGTGAAATATATGATCAAAAAAATAATTGAGTATACCGACATTGATGAAAATTTCGAAGAAATAGAACGCACCGTAACGGCGCGTTTTTTCTATACTTTAAGATCCATTAAAAATTATGAGCAAAAAACAAAAAATAATTTTTTCGAGGAATACGACAAGGTGTTTTTCCTGGTGCTAAACACTGTAAGCGGCGCTTGCGACGGGGACGTTAAAAAATTGGATCTCGAAAATTTGACGGGCGAGCAGCTGACAGCGCTCGCTCCGCTTGCGTATGACGGGCAAATCAACAAATTCGTGATGGATTTTGCGCCGTGCATGTACGCGAATGTTGACAGCGGGCGAATCGTTCAAGATGAGGAAACGATCGAGGAAGCCGAAGACTCGCTCTGGATACCGCACCTTATCAACGCGGGATTTTTTACCGATATGTTTGTCGAGATCTCGAAAAATCAGTTTAAAACTCCGACAGGAAAATCAAACTCAAAAAAAAAGTAGATTCCAAAGATATTTACAGGGCGATATTTATCATGAAGCTCGACGTTTACTGGTGCGAGCAGCAACATTTTAACTATTTTATGCACGTTTTGACCAAAACCGCGGCGGACGAAACCGAAGAACGACCGAGAAAACTTACGGTTTCGGAAATTGTGGAAAATATGGTTTAAATTTACGGCAAAGAAGGTGACAAAATGGCGGAAACATACGAGGGATTATACGTCAAGTTCGGGGCTAACACTACCGAGTTTGATAACTCCGTTAAAGGCATAAACAAGGCGCTCACAATGCTCAAAAAAGAATTTCAAAATATCAACAAAGAACTGAAAATGAACCCCGGGAATATGGACTTGCTAAACAAAAAACTTGAAAATCTTAAAGAGCAGTCAAGGCTCGGCGCGCTTAAAATAAAAGAACTCAGGAAAGAACAGGAAGCACTTGAGAAAACCAACAAAAAAGGCACCGAACAGTGGAACAAACTGGAACTCGAAATGTCCAAAGTCAAAGGGCAGATGCAGGTCGTCGAAAGGGCCGCTCAGGCGACCAAAAAACAAATTTCGGATGTCGGCAATCCCAAATCGGTATACAACCTTAATAAAGCACTTGAAGATACCGAAAAAGAGCTTGACATCGTGCAAAGAAAACTTAAGCTCGATCCTAAAAATATCGATTTGGCGGCAAAAGAAGCAAAGCTTTTAAGCCACCAATTCAAGCTTTGCGAAGACAGGGTCGAAGCGCTTCGCAAGGAACAGCAGTCGCTCGGGAAAGAAAAGATCGGCACGCAGGAATGGAAAAATCTATCACACCAAATTGGGGAAGCGGAAATTAAAGCCAAGCAAACCTCAAACGCCATGAAAGGGCTCGGGAAATCCACAAAAGACGTGTCGAAGGAGGCTTTGAGCGTATCGGCAGTTTTCAAGGGTGGCATGTGGCTCGAAGTCGCGAAAAAAGGATTCGAAATGCTCGGAAGCGCCGTGAGCTATGTGGTGGATCAACTCAAAAAGGTCGCCACATATATGGCGGACGCCACGAAAGAAGCCGCGGAATACGGCGACAAAATTTCAAGGCTCAGCAGTAAAACGGGTATCGACACAGGCACGCTCCAACGGCTTAACACGGTTTCGAAGTTAACCAAAGTCGAGCTTGATGACATTTCGAAATCCATGCAAAAAATGATGGTCAATATGGGTAAGGCGGATGAAAACGGAAAAAAGGTGGCAAAATCAAACGCCAAGGTCGCCGAAAGCGGTAAAGGCGCCAACAAAGAAGTAACGGGCGCCGCCAAGGCGTTTAAAACCCTGGGAATTAACCTGAAAGAAGCGGACGGCAGTTTCAGGAACCAAACCACGGTGTTTTGGGAAACCGTGAACGCGCTGAGCGGGATCGAGGATAAGACGCAGCGCGCGGTTTACGCCAACGCTATTTTCGGCAAGTCGTACACGAACATCAACGGGCTGATCAAAATGAATTCCGAAGAGCTCCAAAAGGCACTCGGAGTCGCCGACGAAATGAACACGGTGCTCGGGGATGACACTATCCAAACCCTGCGTGGAGTGGAGGACGAATACAAAAAGTTCGACATCGCCACATCGTCATTTAAGCTTTTGCTCGGTGCGGCTTTGGCACCTGCCGCGAAAGCATTCATGGGACACGCGGTTGAGATAGTGCAGTCGGTAGGCAAAATAGTCAAAGCCATTACCCAGGACGGCAATGTCGACGAGGCGATCGCGGAATTCGAGGGGAAAATAAAAAAAGCGACGGATAAATTCGACGAACTTGCACCTAAAATTAGACAAACCATTGAAAAGCTCAAGCCTGTTCTGAACGCATTGGTTAAAGAATTCGCGAAGATAATTCAAGACATAATTGATTTGTTCTTTTCCTCCGGAATCGCTGATGCTCTTGCTGAAGCAGGTGCAAAATGGGGACAATTATTTGCACAGGCTGTGGGCAGACAAATTTTGAGAAATTTAAATGATTTTTTCAGGACTTTAAGCGGGGACCAAATGGTTGCCCAATGGAAAGAATCTCATTCAAATCCCAATAGTTTAAACAAATCCGCCAAAAGTTATTCCGGAATGCTCCCGAGTTACAGCGTTAAAAGCTTTAATTTCCCGAAAAGCACGGTAACAAAGAGCACCACGAACTCGTTTAACATAAATATCACGGGCGGAGTCACGACAAGCGCGAGCGAGCTTGTAAGGGAAATTGAACGCCAAATCGTCAGGAGAGTGAGCGTATGATACGGAAATTCAGTTTAACGAACTCTAAAGACGAGATCATCTCGCTGGGCGGTCTTAACGCTTTCGCTCATGACCCCGAAGGATTGGGAGTCAGTTTCACAAACGAGTATATCGGCGCCGACGCGGATTTTATTTTAAGCAAGACAGCGCCAAACCAAGGAGTGATGAGCGTTTCAATGCTTTTCGGCGCTTTGGACGAAAAATATTATCAAGACTTCAGAAGCTTCGCCGAATTTTTAAATTATCAGCCGCTTGAGATGACTTACGAAACAGACGCGGGGAAATACTCAAGAGGTTGCAGGCTCAGGGAACTGACCAAGACCGAGGTCAAAGATCCGAACGTTATCGACGAAACCATGACGCTCGAGTTTTTAACGCCGTGGTATCAGATTTATTCCCCGAGCCAATACTACGATGATGATCCTGCCAAAGATGGTAAGACTTACGCTCAAGCCATGGATGACCCGCCAACCGAAACCAACTTGTTCCCCGACCCTGTAATAACCGATTTTACAAGTGGAAACTGGCTACGCGGCGGATCCGATTACATATGGGATGTTGAGTCGGATGAGCAATTTGTTCAGGGCGACAATATATTGATAATCGATCATAATTTGGCGAATCAGCTCAGCGTGCCCGCAAATTCAAGGATACTTACGGCGGACAATTTAGACACCGACGGTCAAACCGTCGACAAGAC